TCGTTGCTGGCCTGGCAAACATGCTGAAGGCACCAAGAAGGGCAAGAATGGCGGGCAAGTTCGTAGGTGTGTACCTAATGTACCTAATGAAAGTGTTGAAGAACAGTGTGATCAGATTGAAGCCATGGTAGAAGCCTGGGCCCAACACCACGGGGTTGATGTAGAACAGATTTGGGAAGAGTTTGAATCTGTGGATGACCACGAACTGCTGGATGAGTCTGCGGCCTGGCATCGCAAAGCTGGCAAAAACAAAAACGGTGGCCTCAACGCCAAAGGCGTTGCCAGCTATCGTGCCGAACACCCAGGTTCAAAATTACAAACTGCTGTGACCACAAAGCCCAGCAAGCTAAAAGCCGGAAGCAAGGCAGCCAAGCGTCGTAAATCATTCTGTGCTAGAATGTCAGGCGTAAAAGGTCCAATGAAGAAACCCAACGGTAAACCCACAAGAAAAGCTCTAGCACTTCGTAAATGGAATTGCTAAAGTTGACCTTGTTGTGCAAATAAGTTAAAATGCTCTGTAACAGGAGCATTTTTTATGATCATTGGCATTTGTGGATTCATTGGATCAGGCAAAGATACTGCGGCCGACTATTTGGTTAACTTCCACGAGTTCCGTCGCGAGAGCTTTGCAGCCACGCTCAAAGATGCGGCTTCGGCAGTGTTTGGTTGGGACCGAGAAATGCTGGAAGGGCGTACCAAACAAAGCCGTGAGTGGCGTGAGCAACTGGACTTGTGGTGGAGTGAACGCTTGGGCATCCGTGAACTTACTCCTAGATGGGTGTTACAACACTGGGGCACCGAAGTATTGCGTCGACACTTTCACGATGACATCTGGATTGCCAGCCTAGAAAACAAATTGAGAACAGCACGGGACAATGTGGTAATCAGCGATTGTCGCTTCCCCAACGAAATCCGTGGACTAAAAGCTCAAGGCGCCAAGATCATCTGGATACAGCGTGGCATAACTCCGCACTGGTATACAATTGCTGAACAAGCAAATCGTGGTGATAACAAAGCCAGAGAATGGTTGGGATTAAACGGCGTTCACGCCAGTGAATACTCGTGGGCCGGTACTGATTTTGATGCTGTCATTGACAACGATCAAAGCATTGAACATCTATATAGTCAACTTAAAAATCTGGTACAGTCTTAGCAGGTTTCCAACCCACTCGACCTTTGCTGATTTCTACACGACAGTTTAGGCAAACTGTTTTTAGGTTATTATGGTCGCAGTTGGTTAAATTGCCATCCACATGATATACCAGACTCTGGTCTGGGAATTTAAAACGAAAGCCACAGGGTTCACATTGTGGCTTTTTTCTATAACCACGCTTGAACCACTGCGGTGGTAGTGGCTTTAATTTCTTACCTTTGCGAGCACAAGTGTCGCACACACTACGATAATGTGTGCCATCTTCGGTTAAATAGTTGACGGCAACCGGTCTTTCAAAGCAGGTAGGGCATAATGGGCGTTCTGACATGCTGTATTTATCAAATTTTGATTGTAAAAACCTTTGCAAAGGGCAGTCTACATACCAAAAAATATCGTATATGAATAAATATCAATAACATAGACTATTATGTAAAGGAAAATAACATGGCAATTTTAGTTTCTCCAGGACAAAGTATCACCGTAACAGACATGAGTGCTTATGTGTCTAGCGCCGCTGGTACAGTACCATTGGTGATTATGGCAACAGCCCAAGACAAGACAGCTCCAGACGGCACTGCCGCTTACGGCACATCAATGACAAACGCAGGTAAATTACAGTCGTTTACCAGCCAACGCGAGTTGTCGGCCGCATTGGGATACGCAACATTCAAGCAAAGTTCAAGTGGTACTCCATTGAACGGAGATGAAACAAACGAATACGGCCTATTGGCAGCTTACAGCGCACTAGGCGCAGCCAACAGCCTGTATGCTATTCGTGCAGACATCGACTTGGATCAACTCAAGGCAACCAGTGTTCGCCCAGACAGCCCACCAGCTAACGGCACATACTGGTTAGATCTAGCACACACCTCATGGGGCATCAACGAGTGGGACGCTACAGCAGGCACATTCACTGTGCAAACTCCTACAATTATCACTGACGCTGGTGATTTGAGTGGATCCACTCCCAAGTCTTCCATTGGTAAAATTGGTAGTTATGCGGTAGTAACAGCATCCACAGACAACACAGTATTTTATAAAAATAACAACAATACATGGGTACAAGTCGGCGGCACAGATTGGGAAAACAGTTATCCCACAGTGACAGGTACAGCAACAAGTCCAAGTTTCACAGCAAATTCATTTGTTGTGATTAACACATCTAACGTTGCATTAACTACAGCGACCACAGTGGCTGGTGTTGTAAGCAAAATTAATGCGGCTTCTATTCCTGGTGTAACTGCCACAGCTGACAGCAACAAGTTAAACATTTTTGTTACCAGCTCATCTAGAAGCGATGGTACCAATGCAGATGGTAAAGTTAGCATAACCAATCCACTTGGCAGTGCAGTATCTGGTTGGTCAGCAGCCGGTATATCTATTGGCACATACTATAATCCACAAGTGTCAAGAGACACTTATGTGGGCGTTCCAAGCTGGAGAAGCACTGATACAGTGGCAGCACCTAGTGGCTCTGTTTATATCAAGACATCCGTTCAAGGCAACGGTATGAACCTTGCAGTTAAAAAATACAATGCCACAGCCGGAACATGGACATCATTGGCAGTGCCAGTGTATGGTACATTGGCTGACGCTATGTATGCATTAGATCCAGCAGGTGGCGGCAATGGCATTGCTGGTGGTACTGTGGTAGGCCGTTATACAACTGCATCAAACAGCAAGTTGTGCGGAACTAGATTATTCTTCCGTAAGGCAGGACCAAAGACTATCGTAACAGGCAGCACAATCACTGGTTCTTTTACCATCGGCAATAGCTTTAGCATGTCAGTGACACAATTGGGTCTTCCAAATTATCTCACAGTCACAGCAACACTGGCTGGTACATCAGCAGGCGATTTTGCCACAGCGGCATTGTCTGCACTAGGCACAGCCGGCATTGATTATGTATCAGTTGCAGTAACTAGCTCTGGTACACTTGCATTCACACATGATTACGGCGGTGAAATTGTTCTTAACAATGTGTCTGGAACTCCATTGACAACAGCTGGCTTTACTACCAGCACAACCGGTGTTCGTTCAGATGCAAGAATAGCCGGATTGATTTTGAGTAACTGGGTAGCCGGTGGAACACAGGCATACACCTACAGTTTCTACACACCATACCAAGCACCAGATGATGGTACATTATGGTACTACGGTGATGCCGCTGATGTTGATATCATGATCAACAATGGTGGATGGAAAGGTTATCGCACAGTGGCCAGCGAAGCCCGTGGTTACAACTTGACCAACACAGACCCAATGGGTGTTATTGTTAGTGCAAGCCAACCAACTACACAAACCGACAACACCGCACTGGTAGCCGGCGACTTGTGGTTAGACAGCGGCGATTTGGTAAACTATCCAGCACTGTATCGTTACAATGGCACCAAGTGGACAGCAATTGACCGTACAGATCAAACTGGTCAAAACGGTATCTTGTTTGCTGATGCTCGTTGGGACACATCGGGTACAACAGATGTGGTAACTGGTTCATTGCCAGGGATTACGGACCTTTTGGCCAGCAACTACATAGATCAAGATGCTCCAGACTATCGCCTATACCCACGCGGTATGTTGTTGTTCAACACACGCCGTAGCGGTTTCAGCGTCAAGCAGTATGTAAGCAACTATTTCAACAACACAAACTTCCCCAACTTGCCAGCGGTACCAAACGCCAGCGGATCATTGCCTGCTGTGGCAGCCACATGGCAAACAGTGAGCGGTAACAAGTTTGATGGCAGTATGTATGCTGGACCTGCCGCACAACGCAATATGGTTGTCAAGGCCATGCAGTCTGCAATTACTGCCAGCGTGGAAATTCGCGAAGAGCAGTTTGCTTTCAACATCATTTGTGCTCCTGGATACCCAGAGCTGATTGACGAGATGGTTAGTCTAAACAACGACCGCGCCAACACAGCATTTGTTATCGGTGACACACCAATGCACTTGGCACCAAATGCAGTGAATCTTACCAACTGGAGCAACAACAGCGACGGTTATGGTCTAAGCACAGCAGATCCATATTTGGGTGTATACTACCCAAGTGCTGTATCAAGCGATGTTCGTGGTAACACAGTGGTTGTTCCACCGAGCCATGTGATGTTGCGTACATTTATTCGCAACGACAGTGTCAGCTTCCCCTGGTTTGCCCCAGCTGGTGTACGCCGTGGTCTAGTAGACAATGCCACAGATATTGGTTACATCAATGCCGACACAGGCGAATTTGTTCGCAACGGTGTTAGCCAAGGCCTGCGTGATGCCATGTACCAACAAAAGATCAACCCAATCACAATTCTTCCTGGGGTTGGGCTAGTGACCTGGGGTCAAAAGACTCGTAACCCAGTGGCCAGCAGTATGGACCGTGTTAATGTAGCTCGTCTAGTTAACTATATCCGTACAATCTTGTCCAAAGTGGGCAATGCGTTCTTGTTTGAACCCAATGACAAAATCACTCGTGATCAGATCAAGCGTATTATCGAAGGAGCCATGAACGACCTAGTTGCAAAACGCGGTATCTATGACTTCTTGGTGGTATGCGATACAAGCAACAATACTCCAAGCCGTATTGCTGGTAATGAACTATATGTTGACATTGCTATTGAACCGATGAAGGATGTTGAGTTTATCTATATCCCAATTCGTTTGTTGAACCCAGGTTCAATTGCCGCAGGTCAATTGGGTGGTTAATTAACTATGTAGATAATGCTGGTGTTGAAGCCAGCATTGTCTGATAGCAATATTGGTAAATAAGAGTATAGGAGAATATAATGGCTATTACAGCAAGTCTAAAGAATTTTACAGTACCAGTGGGTAGTGACGGCGGTGGCCTGTTGATGCCAAAACTGAAGTATCGTTTCCGTGCCAGCTTTGTTAACTTTGGTTCAGGAAAAGATGTTACAGAATTAACTCGTCAAGTTGCTGATATTAAACGCCCAAGCGTTAACTTCAACCCATTTGCACTAGATATCTACAACAGCAAAATCTACATGCAAGGCAAGCCCGAGTGGCAAGAAACAACTATCAACCTGCGCGACGATGTTACAGGATTGGTATCCAAGTTGGTCAGTGAACAAATACAAAAACAATTCGATTTTCTAGAGCAATCTAGTGCGGCTAGCGCCGGGGACTACAAGTTCGCATTGAAGTACGAAGTACTAGATGGCGGCAATGGTACAAACTATCAAGTATTAGAAACATGGGAACTAGATGGTTGCCAGATCAGCCAGTGTGATTGGGGTGACATGAACTACGGTTCTAACGAAGCCGCAATGATTGCAATGACTGTTCGTTTCGATAATGCAATTTTGGTACCACTATCGGTTCCGGCAGCTGACACTACTGGCTATGGACAGAAACATCAGCAAGGTACTTCTCGTACAACTGCCTAATTGATGACGACACAATAAAAAGCCTGGTTGATCCAGGCTTTTTTTTGACCATAAATAACATATATGGCCACTACTCGTAACCCCACTGATCCTGTACTGTTTGACCGCAACCATGCGTCAAAAATATTTGTTGCCAACAACTTTGGCCTCAGCCCCAAGTACGGATGGTTATTTCATGTGGCATTTGATCTAAATCCTGAAATTGCCAGAATACCCAATGATGACATATTGAAAATGGGCTTTGTGGTCAAGAGTGCCGCACTGCCAAAGT